CCGCTTGCCACCTGATCCTCATAGACAACGTGCATGATGCGCTTGGCACCCGGCAGGTTGCTCGCTGCGTACGCCACGAGTTCGTCAGCCAACTGTCGCGCGGTGGCACCGTTGCGTTCCTTGCCGCGTCCCATGTTCTCGTCAATGTCGAGCGCGTACACCACGCCGTGCTTGTCGGGGTTGTGGAAGCTGCGCCGCTGTGAATGGCGGAAATCAGCCACCCATCCATCTGTGCGGCGATCTCTTGCTGGCCACCTGTCGTCAATCTGCTTGCGCAGCGTGACACCGCCGCGACAAAGGCGCGCCATTACTCGTCCGGCGAGACGTTAGCCGCAGCAAGTCCACCCATAAACACGGCGTAAACCAGGCCGATGATGGCCGGTGCCACGGAGTCCTCAATCCAACCGAACGCCACCAGGACGGGGACGACGGCGACACCGCAGGCGTACAGCCAACGGCGGTATCTGGCAGGTATCGCAGGCATAGTGCCTCCAAATAGAAAAGCCACCCGAAGGTGGCCGGTGTGCAGGGTTAGTTACAGATCGTTGTTCAGGTGGTAGGTAACGTGGTCGTCAATCTTGGTGCGCACGTCACGAACCTCGGACTCGATCCGGTTGAGTTGATCCTTCACCGACGAGCCGCCATTAGGTTGCAGCGTCTTGGATATCGCAATCTGCGTGCGGATCAGCCACAGGATGCCGCCGAGGATGGCGGTCGTCAGGATCACCAGCGGCACGAGGTCGGCGGGAGCGTCCACGTTCATGACATAACCCCGACTTCCTTTTTGTCCCACTTGTCTAAGGGACATTTTGCGGTGGAAAAACGGATCTTGATTTTCATTAGGCAGCCACACGCCTTGCATGTCCATGTGGGCGCAAACAACATAGGGCACGCCGCGCATATCTTGCCTCGTTGGAGGGATTCATCACGAGCCAGCAGCATGGTCATCCGTCAAAAGACTGTCTAAAAGGTCGTTTAGTTGCTGATCTTCGTCCTCTGGCTGTTGAAATCCTGATTCTAGTGACCATCCGAGACCTATGTGCGCTGGATTCTCGTCATGGTAAACAACCAGCTGGAACTCACCGTTCTCTGCCGTGTTCTGCTGCAGCCAGTCTTGGTCTGCGACTTCAATATTGACGACGACCCCATCGACTATTCGTGCGATGTTGAGCAGCATGGCTATCACCCGACCCTGTACGCGACTATTACGACACCCGCGCTTCCCGCGCCGCCGTTATTTCCGCCAGCGCCACCACCGCCACCAGCGCCCCGGTTAGCGGTTGCAGCGCCACCACCGGCAGAACCAGAGGCTCCGTTACCGGCACCCGACCAACCCGAACCACCCGATCCCCACCGGGATCCACCACCGCCGCCGCCACCATAGCCAAGCGATGAACCACTGATGTTCGATGTCACGCCAGCGCCACCCGCGCCACCCGCGCCTGTATCTCCTCCGGCAGCCTGCGCGCCATTGCCTGTCGATCCGCCGCCGCCACCGCCTTGCCTTCGGTCACTTTCTCCGCCGTTGTTCCCGTATCCGCCTTGACCGCCTCCGGCTGTGCTTCCGGGAGCCCACGAGTTGCTGCCGGTGCCGCCCGAAGTCCAGTTGCCCGACGGTGAGGAGCAGCAAGATTGACCGCCACCACCGCCACCAGCCGACTGGGAGAAACCTGATGTGGTACCGCCCGCTCCGCCAGCACTTCCGCCACCACTCGCACCCGATCCGCCGTTACCGATCGTGATCGAGTAGCCCTGAGCGGATAGAGTCACGTTGCTGCCTTGAATAACACGTCCGCCGCCGCCGCCACCGCCGGATATCCGGTCAGTGAATCCGCCATCTGACCCACCACCGCCAGCTCCGCCACCGACCACAAGGTAGTTGAATGGCTGTTCTGCTGCGGTAACCGTGAATGTTCCATTACTTGTGAAGGTATGAACCTTCCATGTCTGACCCGTGCCATTGTAGTTTGTGACAGTTGTTTCTGTGCCACCCGTAGCCGCATTGAATCGTGACCTACCGGATGCAACATGCCCCAAACCATGAAGAAGTGTCACGCCAGATCCCCAACCAGCAGCCAAAGGTTATCTGCACGCTCATACAGTTGCGCGGAGGAATACTGAGCACGTAGCGAGGGAGTGCCAGCGGTTGAGGTCGAGTTGATCGTTACACCTGAACCCGCCGCGATGAACACCGGCCCGGTTCCGATTCGCGCAATAGCGATAGCAGCGCCAGCCGTGTAAGCAACGCTCGATGCCGGAGGGACCGTGACGGTCACCGTCCCCGACGAGTTGACACCTATCAGCTTCCCGGCATCCGAGGCCGCCAGAGTGAAGTTACTTGTGGCCGATCCCATCGTGGCACCGTTGATCTGGTTATTGAGATCCGTTGCCGTGAGAACTTGACCTGCAACGAAATCAGCCATGCGCTGTTCCTTTCCTAGAAGCCGAGTTGGTCGTCATCGAGTTGCCCGAACAGGGACGAATCAAGAATGAAAGACGCCTCCGCGCGAGACATCGCCAGCGTCACCGTGTGCGACGCGGGGGACACGCTGTGACTGATGCGGTCCAGGGTCGCGTACTGCGTGATAGCCGCACCGACTTTCGGCGTGAACGTCACCTGCAACGGCTGACCCAGATCCATCCGTGCCAGCGTCGTGCGCTGCGCCGAGGTCAAGCCGTCCACCGCAATGGACACCTCGTTGATCCGCAGCGCCGGGTCCTTGTAGCGGGCCAGCAGGTAGTCAGCCAGGGTGCCGTTGTCGGCGTCCGTGTTGAACAGCAGACCCGTCTTGGACAACTCCGAGATCCCGTAGGTGGTCTGGCTCGTGGCGTCCGTCCTGACCGCCGTGCCACCACCCTGGCGCACCAGGGTCACCTCGTTGTAGAGCTGCTCGGCCCCGTAGTCAAGACCCACCGCCGTGATCGGGATACCCGTACCACCGAGCAGCACCGGGTTGCTGAAGTTCTGGTTAGCCAGCCGGTCGGCGAAGTTCGCGTTACCTGAGCGGTCCATGAAGAACAGCCCGAACTCGGTGTCGGTCACCGTCTGCAAGTAGTCCAGCACGTTCGTATTGGCCGCAGGTGTGTCGGCCTGGAGGGTCACCTGGCCCGTGTCAATATCGCGCTTGGACGTCGGCCAGGACGCCTCCGTCAGCACCGCACCGACCCGAGCACCCGACGCCTGCGACGTACGCACCGCCGTGCCCATCGTGACCTGGCCCAACTGAATGAAGCCGTCTACGCACTCAGCCACAGACGTGGAATCGCCGGACAACTCAAAGCCGATATTCCAGTCATCCACCAGGCCGGTGAAAATCGGCTCAGAATCCAGGGTCACGCTGACGTTCTTGCGCGGCACGATGCTGGACGAGTACGGCGACGCCGTGCCAGCCGTCGGGTCGAACAGCCGCGCGCGGTTATCCAGCGTGATGGACGCCTGACCCGCCTGCACCCGGTCCAGCACCCGAGAACGGCCACGACTCACGCTCACGTTACGGACATACTGCGTGACGTCCACCAGGGAGAACGGACCGCCGAGGGTGAAGGTCGTGTTATTCAGCACACCTTGCACCGGGTCGTTCAGGGTAAAGAAGTTAGTGGTGCCGCCAGCGTCCTGGTCGAACGCAAAGACGACCGAGACGTTGGTCATCGGACTGTGATCGGGACCGGCCCGTTACGTCGCTCGTACTGGCGCAGCGCGTCCACGATCTGCCGACCGACGTCGCCGCCGTCTGTGCCCATGCCTGCGTTCACGGTCAAGTTGATTGTCGTCCCCATACCGCCGCTGCGGGACAGCGGTACGACGGCTTCCGGGCCGGCTTCACCGATCAGCGCCAGCGTGGGTCCCGTGACGATGCCACCCTCAGCCATTGCTGGGATGCGCGCCGGAGCAACCGAGCCGACCGACGGGGGCGCGCCCTGCGTCTCGTAGCGGGTGATAACCGTGATGACCGAGGTGCGGTTGAGCGACGCGGCCAAGTCATTCATGATGCGCTGCATGCGCTTATTGCTCGGACCGTCGGGACCCAGGTCGGCAGCGAATCCAGCCAGAGTGTCTTGAGCGTTCTTGACGCCAGCGCCGTAGTAGGCCGACGCGGAAAGCATCGCCACTTCCTCGGCGGCAGCGGTCGTGGTCTCGACCAGCCGGTTAGTCTCCTGAATGGCTGTCGCGCCACCCTCGATCAACTGATTAGCGATACCCGTGCCAGCCGTAACGCCAGCAGCAAGGACCTGCTGGAGTGCCTGGGGGGATAAGCCAGCGATGACCAACTGCTTGATGCGGTCGGCGAACGCCACCGCGTTATTGGCCTGATCCGTAAGCGCCTGAAGGAACGTCATGCCGCTGTCCTTGGCGGCCTGGTATGCGTCACCGAACGAGAACGCCTGCGTGATCGAACTGACCACGGAATCCTTGAAGGAGATGAACGTCTGCTCTGCGGAGCGCAGGTTGTCCTTGAGTTGCGTCACAAGCGCGGCGTAGCGCTCTGCGGGTGAGTCCTCAATACTGGCCAGCAGTTCCTTACGCAGATCGCTGAACGACTGCGTGGCCTTCTTGGTCGTGCTGCCAAGGCTGCCGGTAGCGCGGTCGGCCTCGTTATATTTCTCAACGATGCTGTCCACGTTCGCGCGAGCCTCGGCCATCGCTCGCTGCGCGGAAGGGTTCACGCCGTAGAACGCGGCGACATCAAAGCCAGCAGCAGCAGCCGATTGCCCGAAGCGCTTCAGTCCGGCCTCAGCACCACCCAATGCAGCGATGAAACGCGGGACACCGTTGGTGACGCCTTCCATGGCGTCTTGCAGGATCTGATTACGCTTAGCAGCGGCCTCGGTTGCTTGGCCGTACATGAAAACCATGTTCGCTGCATCGCGCAAACCGCGACCAGCCAGAGGTGAGTTGAGAATCATCTGCTGAAGGGTCTGGACTAGACCCTTGTTGTCATTCGCAGCATCAGCGCCAACGGAGCCCAAGCGCAGCAACTCATCCACAAGCGCACCGACACCGACGGTGAACGTGGCGGTCTTATCGGCGGCCTGAGTAATCATGCCGGAGAAACCATCAGCGCCACCGAGCCGCTTAGTCACCCGGTCGAGAGCGCCGAGCAGCGCGTAGCCGATGGTTTCCTGCGCCTCACCCACGGCCACGTTGAGGCGCTGTATCCGGCCACCGTAGGTGTCTGCTGCGGCTGCGGCTTGACCCTCAAACTTCTGCGACAACGCAGCGGTAATGAGGTCCATGTCCTTGGACTTCAGCGTGGCCTGGTCAAGCCCGACACCGAGCCGACCGAGTGCCGTCGTCTGGCCGCCGTACGCCTTGGCCAGCGCCGTGGTCACGGAGTCCAGGTCACGGCCCGTGCCCGCTGCAATATCCATCGCCAACTGGAGACCGCGCTGCGATTCGGCCACGTCACCCGTGACCAGCAGCAACCGAGACATCGCGGGACGCAGTTGGTCATCGGCCACGCCGGTCGCAAGCATCAGCTGCTCAACGAACTGCTCCACGCCAGCGTTCTGCGCAGCCAAGCCCATGTTCTCCATGGCCTTAGCCAGGGAAACCATGGACTTCTCATCCTCGATGGCGGCCTGCGTTGCGTCTTTCAGAAACTGCGTAACCTCGGTCAGCGCAAAGGCACCAGCAACAGCGGCACCAACTGTGGCGAAACCCTTCTTGACGTTATCGCCAAAAGAGTTGAGGTCCTTCTCAGCCTTCTTGACGGCAGAGCCGTCCCAGTCGCCATAGACCCGAACCTTTGCGCCTTTAGCCATTAGTTCAGCCCAGCCTTTCGCGCCTCGTCAATGATGGCGTCACGGATCTCGTCTTGCAGTTCAGGTGTCATGACTTGGTAGTAAGCGCCGAACAGCGAGCGTGGTTGCCGACGCGGGAAGCGCTTGCGGATCGTCTCCACGAATCCCTCGCCCTGCCAGTTGAAGTCGGTCTGGCCCACGCGACTGCCGTCGCCAATGACCTCAAAGATGCTGCCGCCTGCGTTGCCTTGATAGACCTCAAACGCCAGACCAGCGCTCACACCCCTGCGCCTGAAGTTGTTCTGGCGAACCTTGAAGCCGCGCGACACGGCAGCGGGATCAAACCCCAGGTCTCGGCCATCGCGCGAGAACGTCCACTTACCCCAGCCGCTGACGGGTGGCTTGCCAGGTGCTAGGTATGACGCGACCGTGGCGACCTCCTGGCCCGCCTTGCGGATGCGCTTGCGCAGTTGGTCTGCTGCCTTCTTGTCCCAGTCCTCAAGGGTGTTGAACAGTTCGCGCAGACCTGTCACCTCGACGCGCACGCGCTTAGCCATTTACCTCGTCGCCGCCTTTCGCATCTCGGACGAACGCCAGCGCAGGTAGCGGTACATCGTGGCGATCATGCGTGGCGACTCCTGGGCAATCACGCTGGGGGCACACTTCCACTCGTAGGACAGGTGCGCGATAAGCCAATGCGCAGAGTGCTCACCCAGCGGGGTTATTCCCCCGAATCACCAACGCTCACATAGTCAATGGAGTCCACCCAGGCGTCAAAATCGGCGGTATCCGGCTTCTGTCGCTTAGTGGTGTGCCATGCCAGCCACAGGATGTATTCAATGCGAGCGTCTGACGGGTTGCCGAAGATGGTCATCGGCTTATCGAAGTGACGCTCGAAAGCGATCAGGTCCGAGGCTTTAGCCGTGACCTCGGCCTCGGACCCGTCGCCGTTCTTGACGTGCATGGGGATTGTCATCATCGCAGGAGACTCCTATGACTAGGCGGTTGCGCGAGCAACAGCGCCGGTGATCGGCCAGGACACCGAGAAGGTGGCGAGGTCGCCGACAGCGCTGTCAATCGGGTTGTATTCGGTGACAAGCACGTTGAAGCTGTATTGCGGGTTAGACGCACCCGGCGCAGCCGTGCCAGCCGGACGCACCGCGATGGCAGCAGTCCCACCGAGCAGCGGCCAGATGATGCTGTCAATGGCCGAGGCTGCGTAGTCCTGGTGGAGATCCATGGAGAACGTGCCGTCCTTGAGTCCACCAATGCGCTCGCGCGCGGTGCTCGTGAAGTTCGTGACCTCGATGTCATCGGCGGTCAGGTTGATTGTTGCCTGCGCGACGTTCGCGCTGACCGTGCCACCGTTGATGGTCACGACCGGGTTCTGGATGATCTGCTTTGCCATTGGCGTGGCCTTCCTTATGCGTAAACCTGGACGACGAACTCCGCCGCCAGGTATGTGGTGTCACCCACGGTGACTTGGTTGTAGTTGCGCAGGTTGGTGACTCGGCAGTCGAACGCCTGACCGCCAAGGGTTCGGTCGCTCTGTATCGCCGTCTTTATGCTCGTGCTCCCTGTCGGGTTGCAGTACCCGTCAAGCTTGTTCTGTGCGCTGCGCTCATCCATGCGGCCCACAATGACCGTCACAATGAACTCGTACTCGTCGCCACCTGAGCGCGCAAACGCGGTGTCATAGGTGATCGAACTCGGGAAGATGACAGCCACAGGGGGGTTGATGGCGTCGGGGATGGTGGCAGCCGTGCGCAGTCCTGAGATGGTCGCCAGGTTCGTGGCAAGCCGTGTGCGCAGGTCTGACATCGTTGGCATCAGGCTGCTGCGTACTTCTTGAAGGGACGGATCAGCGCAGCGACATCAGGGTCCACCCGACCGACGCGCGCCACGCCCATATCGGAGAAACCCGCGAAGCCCAGGAGACTGTCAAGGCGCTTGAAGATCCTGCCGGACTGGATGACTGTGGCCTGGACAACCGGCAGCGGTACAGGCGTGAACCCGTAGGTGCCTTGGATGCGCACCGTGGCTTGCTCGCCCCAGATTGGTAGCAGGTAATCACCGATCATCCGCAGCCGGTAGATCGGGAAGGCGTTGCCGGAGACGCGCTGGTTCAGCGGCTCAGTCTGGTAGTCCGAGGTGGCCAGGGTTATGGAGAACGTGCGGTCGCCCTGGTCGTCGAGTTTGACGCTGGTGATGGCAGTCAGGTCGTCGGTGTCCACGGTGTAGCGGTCCGACGGCGTGAAGTCCCTGGTGGTCGCGGTGCCGTAGAAGTTGCGGTCGCACTCGCTGTCAATCATGCGGCTGGCCGACTCCACGGCCATCTCCAGCATGTCATCATCCACGGCATCGGTGATGCGCAGCGCTGCCTTGATCTGTGTCAGCGTGCAATAGCCATTGGTGATTGCCACGCTTCCTCCTGTCGTAATGCTTCTGCGATGTATTGGGTCACGGCGATCTCGGCACGCCAGCCGGGGAGTCGGCTGTTCGGGTAGTAGCAATGCGCCGATGGTTCGTCAGGCCAGGTGGCCATAGGGTCGTCCGTGAAAATCATGGCCAGCGCCATCGGACTAAGTTTCAGATACGTTGCCACGTCATAGGCGCCGACCGGCGCGTGCTGTGCCGCTAGGAAAGCCCTACAGACATCCTGCATGTGTATCCAGTCACGCTGCTCGATGGATGCCGCTGTGACCTTGTGGCTGCCCGTTAGGTGGCCGATCAGTTGCGGGATAAAGCCACGAGCGCTGCGTGCGCTCTCGCCGTACACGCTGTAAAGAGTCAGGGTCGTGTGGTCGGAGAACAGTTGCTGCTGCGCTGCCTTCAGCCTCGTGTACGGCAGCGCCTCGGCATCTTCGCCCGCGTGCTGCCACCAGCTTGCGGTGTTGATGATCGGGACGCTGTGCCTATCGGACCAGGCGCGCAGGTCCTCGTTGAAGGACGTAAACGCGGCGATGGCGTCGTGGTCGCGGTGGTCGGGTGCGGCCAGATGAAACACCACGTCAGCGCGCATCAGGTCCGAGATCCTGTGGCCGACGAGGAATACGTCCACGTTGCGCCGGGACAGGTAACCGACCATCGCGTGACCGAGGTGCCCGGTGGCACCCGTAATGGCGACGCGCATTAGGTCCTGGCTGCGTTCGCAACTAGGACGAAGTTCCACGCCTTGCTCATGTCGAATGGCAAGCCGTAGCCGCGCTCCACCAGGATCGCCCACTCAGTCAAAGCCATGGCCACGTTCTGCTGCGGCTCGCCGCGCTTGATGAAGTCCTCAGCGTTAGCCGCACCCACGATGAACCCAGACTCGGCCAGCACCCTGATCCGGCGGCACGGAGTATTGGCCCACGAGTGCCCGTACAGGAAGCCAAGCCGCTCCCGACCCTTGGCCAGGTCCAGCTTCTCCCGGCGCACCACGTTCGCCGTTATCAGCGTTGCAGCAATCAACAGGCCGGGGTCGTGCTGATGAATGACAGCGATGTCGGCAGTCACGCCACGCGCCGAGGTGGTCACCTCTTGCGTCAGCAGGATGATGCGATCCACGTCGTCGGCGTCTATGGCATCGAGGATGTTGGCGACAGCACCCGGCAGGAGTTCGTCGTCATCGCCGATCAGCCAGACCCAGGGACCGCTGCCCTGCTCCAAGCCACGGAAGATGTTCGGGTCGCCGCCGAGGTTGATGCCGTGGTGTTGGTATTCAACCCGGCACGGCGCATCTGCCAGGAGGTCCTTGATGCGCTGCGCATACTGGCCGCTGGGGTCGTCGTCGGAAATAATGACTTCGACGTCCGGCGTCAGTTGCGCTGCCATGGATGCCAGCAGGGTCAGCAGGCTCTCGCGCTTGTAGGTCGGTATGTAGATAGTCAGGCGTGGGTCCGTGGCCCCAGGGTTGAGCGTCCACGACCTCGACGGCTGCGGCAGTTCAATGTCCTGCTCGTTGGCCACGGTCGCCAGGTAGGGCCGCCAGTATTCGTCCCACACCTTGTCGGCGTCGTACTCCAGCGCGTGCGTTCTTGCCTTGTCGCTGCGCTCACGGCCACGCGCGTATGCCTGCTCCAGGCAGTCCACGATGCTGGGGACGTTCGGAGTGTTGAACCAGGAGAACTGCGCGCCGTCCCAGAAGGGTTGCCCCTCGGTCAGCCAGCCATCGCCAAGCAGCTCTGGCTGCGCGGAGAAGTTATTCACAATGGCAACAGTCCCGGCCAACTGTGCCTCTAGGACGGTGAGCCCGAAGCCCTCGCCGAGCGTGGGAGCCAGCAGCACGTCAATGCCGTTGTAGATCGCGCCCATGGCTTCATTGGGGATGCCGTTGTGGTAGGCGTGCTGGTTCACCACTTTGTAGTGGCGGTTCTCCTCCAGGCCGCACGCCTTCAGCAGTAGGTCAAGGATCAGCCCGTTGTGGCGTCCGTAGCGCTCCGTGTGCAGATACAGGCGCACGTCCGGCTTGTTCTGCGCAAAGATGCTAAAGGCCAGAATGTTCTCGGCCCACGCCTTGCGGTGGATCGTTCCGCCGCCTGCTGCTTTGTTTGCGTTGATGCAGCCGACCACGAATACGTCGTCGTCCCAGCCGATCATCTCCCGGCCTGTCTTGCCGTTGAACGTCGCGCCTGGGTAATACAGCGATGACTCCACGGCCATCGGGATGTAGAGGGACTGAAGTCCTGCGCGCTCGATCTGTTCCTGACCGAAGCGGGTCACGGCGATTGGCGTGACGTTCGGACGCTGCAAAGTGCCGAGCACATTCGGCGGCACCGGCAAGTGGTCCACCATCGTCCACACCGCCGTGGGGATGTCGCCCCACATCTTCTCGTCCATCGTCCAGGCGTCGAACAGACAGATCGCAACAGCGGGACCAGGGTGCTCGTTGGTCCACATCTTCCAGTTAGGTAGCACCGTGTCATTGCTGTACGGGTCCACGCCCATCGGGTAGACGGGGATGCCGTCGTAGTCCGTGGTCGTGCCGTAGATCCCGTAGTTGCAGTTGATGGCCACGTGGTGACCGTCGCGCTGCATACGCTCCACGGCTTGCTTGGTTTGTGTCCCGTAGCCGGTGCCGGTCCAGGGAGCGTTGCTATGCCAGAGGACTGTCACCGGGTCTATCCCTCGGCGGTTTGCGCGCCGACGTGCTGCACGATCCATCGCAGGTTCCTTAGTTCGCAGGTATTCGCAGGGAGACCCGAGGGCGCTAGTCCTGCGCCCTAACGCCCTCGGGGGTAGGTGGGGGAGGGACCGAGGGTTACCCGGCCCCTCCCGCTTGTTCCTGGTTAGGCGGTGCCGCCGCGGAAGAACTTCACAGCGTCGGTACGTCCACCACCGAGGTCGCCACCGACGCGCACGCGCGCCTTGAACGCAACCTGGTCGGAGGTGAAGTACGCCTCGTCCGACCGGACGATCTCGATGCCACCAACCAAGCGGGTGTGGTAGGCGCGGAGATCACCGAACAGGATGGACTTGCCGGTCAGCGTTGCCGACGTCGCAGCCGTACCGATGGCGGGAACGAAGGGGTTCTCGTAAACCGGGTAAGCGAGCAGACGACCGACCACGCCAGCATCGGCGTAGGGGTTGAACAGGTACGCGCCGGAGTTGTCCTTGAGTGCGCGAACCGTTCCGAGGGTTGCACGGCTCATCATCCAGCCAGCGCCCGGCTGCGCGGCGTAGACGCTGTCCACGGCGTGCATCAGGGTGATGAGATTGTCTGCAGTCGGAGCGCCTGCCACCCCCGTTCCGCCCACGACCGCAGGGGCCGTACCGAGCGCAAAAACGAGACCGTTCGGCTGCACGGTGCCGGTGCCCTGTGTGAGCACGTTGCCGATAGCCGTTCCGAGCGCGAGACCCATCTGGCGTCCGAGGAAGCCAACGAGGTCAATGCCGGTGTCCTGAAGCAGCTCATTGCTGACCAGGGTCAGGGTGCCGAACTTGTGCGCACGCAGCGTGATGCTGGTGAACGTCGGATCGGACTCTGCGTAGGTAGCGCCCTCGGCAGTCGCGGTGCCGTTCTGCCGTGCGGTCTGCACAGGCACCTTGATGTCCTCGCCACTTGTGGTGTTGAGAACAGTCACAACCGAGTTGTCGAGCATGGGGGACAGCGTGGCCAGTTGCTCCTGGATCACGTCGTAGAACCCCTGCGGCACCGTCTCCGGCCCCTTCGTGGCGGTAGCGGCAGACAGCGCGCGACGCTCGAAGGTGGCGGTCCGACGCTCGCCGGTTGCCAACTGACGGATGATGTCGGCGTCCGACAACTCCGCAGCGACGGTGCGAACCTCGGCGCGCAACTCCGGCGCTGAAGCGAACTGGTCAGCGATACGCGCGTCACGCTGCTCGGCAGCGCGCACGGTGTTGATGTGGTCCTGGCGCTCGTCCATGCGGCCATTCAGCGC